ACCTGATGTACACGCCTCTGCTGGATGATGTCCCGCGTGCGGTTGAAGAACTGCACCATATTCACGTGGTGATATAATTCGTGAACGTGACCCTGCCACGTCATATCGTAGCCTTCCACGAATGCCATTATGCGTTGGTCTTGGATGACGCCCTTGGTGACTGGGCCGCCTCCACCTGAACCGTGGTAGTAGTGGATGACGAACGCGCGATGCAGACCGCTACGAATCTCCCCCAGCACCTTCAACGTACCACCATAGCCACCGATGTGAAGGTTGCTTTGGTTCTTGTAGTTGTAGATGCTTTGGAACATATGCAATGGGTCGAACTCCATATGCTTGATTATCTGCGTTTCGTGGTTGCCGTAGCCTATCAATAGCAGGTTGTCTTTGTAAGGCGTGAACCACTCGACCGCATCCTCCACAACGGCTTGCAGGTAGTTGCCTTTGTTGTGTTCGGGTCGGATGTCATCCTTGCTTTTTCTCGGGTCGCCTTTGCCTTGCATCAGGCAGAAGAAGTCACCGTTTACGATGATACCTGCGCCTTTTGCTTTGGCCGCGTCTAAGTCTTTTTTTAGGAGCGCCCTGTCGCATTTCGGGTTGTCCCAATGAAGGTCGCTGATGAGCAGTAAGTTCAGTTCGTCACCCGCATAGGCGAGTGTGTGGATGTTAGCCGCGTTCCGCGTTACTATCATTAGTAAGGGTTTTGAGAATCTTTGCTTCCAACACTTCCGCAATCTTCACTCCTGAAAAGCCCACAAGGAACGCCAATCCGTACTGAATGTTTGGTGCGTTGATGTTCAGAAAGCCAATCAGCACAGGCGCAAGGTAGGTGGCGCATAGTGAGCCTGAAAAGACGCTGACCAACTGCAACTTCCAATTGCGTTGCTTGGGAAGCAGGAGAAGCGAGCCAAGGAAACCCGCAATGGTTAGGCCGATGTTGATGCCGATTGAGTTAAGAAAATCTTTCATTGTATTCTTTGGTGTATTGTTCGTCCCAGCCTAAAAACGTATGTATCCCCACGGGAGGCGGCCACGTTTCGTATTGCTCCCAATCGGGTGCGGGTTGGTCATCCCACAGCAAGTCCACGCAGTAGGTGTTGTCTATTTCGCCCAACTCCACGCAGGTTGCATCGGGTTGGGATAGTTGGTAGAAAGCCTCGAACTCGGCTTGGGTTGGGAAGGCGTATTTGCGGAAGGTAGCCATTAGGTTAGTCGGGTTAGTGATTCGAGCTGTTCATTCGTGAGCCTTGTGGGGTATATGGCGGCGGCGCGGAGGCGGTCGTTGAGATGTGTGCTAAATGTCCCAGTTTCATTTCTCGAACCTAAAACCACGCTATTGCAAGCAGGTATAGAAGATGCCGTTTGAGTGGTTAAAATACTACCATTAACTGCCAAGACCGTTCCGCTGGCTGACGCGTTGTAACCCAATGCAAATTTGTAAATTCCCGCAGTTATTGTACCAATATCAACATTCAAAATTGCCACACTTGCGGCGCGAATTGTAATGCGCCATTGATTCCCAAGTGATTTTTGTATTTGAATGGAATTGGTTATCCAGTTATCAGTTTGAAGCGTTATGACAACCCCATTATACCCAATATTCCTAAAATCCACCTCCGCATACAACGTACCCTCCGTCTGCCCGATATACCCACTCACCCCCGACACGGAGCAAACATCCGCGTTGCGAGTTGCCGAGCCTGTTGTCGTTGGGATGTAGGAAGTCGGTATTGCGCCTGTTTCTACCTGTGCGCCAAAAACGTAAAGCCCCGATGCGCCTGTACCTGTGTACGATGTGTTTCCCGAAGCGTCAACAAGTCGAACTTGTACGTTAAAATTACCCGTTGCATTTGGGGTATAAGTCAAGATACATCGATACCAGCCATTGCCATAATTTTGTATGGATGCAGAAACACCTGCAACCAAAGTAGCCGTTCCTGAAGTCAAATTAAAAGTAGCATTACCTCCTCCTCCTCCGTTATTGAATAGATTTATTTGCGTTCGTTCTGCCGCTTTCGCAAAAACACTAAACGTCAAATTAGTGCCACTAACTTGCCCTGCATTTATTTGAAGTGTAACATGAGTGCCGCTCGCTGAATTTTCCTGAATGTAATCTGCATTTGTACCTCCAAATGGGTCGGTTGTTCCTGTTGAATTTGCAACACTTCCACTTCCAAAAGCATTAAGACCAATACCAGTCCATTCAGCAGTATTAAATGCCTCACTTTGTTTTATCAAATTCTGCGCACTCGGCTCAATCAACGCCGCAGGGCAACCGCCTGTGACTGGGTAATCCAAGCGAAGCACTCCCGAAGCAACGCTCTCAATCAAGCCACTCGCATTCACCCGCGTGGCGGTGGTCGCTCTCGTGAAGGTGAACTGATCAAAGTCACCACCCTCAAGCGTTGGCGTTGGGATCTGCGTGTAAACAGCACCAGGCTTGACAAACTGCGGAACGATCAACACCGAAGGAACTGCACCAGTCCCCGCCCGGTACAGCTCATCGCCCCTGGCAATCAAGCATGGATTGTCATCCGAGGTAGCACCATCCGCTTTGCTATTTTCCAAAGCCTGGTAATACAGCGACTTGTATGCCGCGCCCTGGAATTTCTGCACGGCAGGTATGGCGTAGCCGATTATCATTCGCTGTATGTCAATAAATTGCCTGCAGCCACGGTCACCGCCTTAATCGTCAAGCCTTGTGGCGCTCTCACGATCATGCCCGTCTGCCATTGGAATGAACTGGTGAATCCTAGCAATGTCAGCAAGTTGCGATCTAACTCATCCGTCAGCGTGCTGATGGTAGTGCCGGCTAAATTGATCACGATGAACTTGATCTTCTGATTGGTCAGCGATGCTGCACTTGCACCTGTTCCTGTATTACCAACGACCCGGATGTTTAGTCCATCCGTCATCATGTCCTGCGATACTGTACTCATATTGTTGTTTTTTAGAAATATACTTTAGGTCGGAATTTCACAAACGGAATGCCCCCACGGGATGTCAAAATTTAAGGCCGCAGTCCACCCGGCTACCTTGTCATCCCTGGCCTCCACAAATCGGGTTAAGCTCACACTATCCTGCAGCGTCCAGGTCACGGACGGATCATTGGTCAGCGATGCGATAAAGTCCTGGGCCGTGCGCAGTTGATCACTCAAGACCTCATCTTCATTATCCGTCCACCTGATCACCACGCTTCCACTCACCGTCGTGTCCAGGTTGCGCAGATCCTCAACGCGGTCCATCCAATAGCATTGCACGGTTAAGGTGATGATCCCTCTCCCTGCTTGAGCGCTCAACACGTCGGCAAAGACCAACGGATAGGCGATGCGGTCTCTATCGCTGGTCCTTAGATTGATTACATTGTCCGTCCCGATTGCGATTGGATCGCCGGTCCCGAAGCTGTTGACCTGTGGATGATTGACAGCCCTGGTCATTAGCGCATTCTTGATGCTTACCCACATATTTCTGCAGTTTTATTACGTTGTTCTTGTGAGCGCCCATGTTAGCAGTTATCGCATCCATACCATCCTTCGTCGCGGTAGCCGTACGGCATATCCAAGCCAATGCCGCGCATCCTGTAGCCACGATCTAGCACCATGCCTGTGCGGTAGTTCTGCGCGTTTGGATAGATCGTGTCAATGGCCACCGTTGGGCTGTTGAACAGCGGATAGTCGGTGCGGTTCTCCATCAAGTACCTGGTGATCCTCTCGCTGTACCACTCCGCGTCGCTCTTGGTTCTATCCATCAGCCGGGTGATTTCATCCACATTCATCGGCTGGCTTTCCGTGCTATTCCTGCGGTCCATGCCTTTGTTCATGTATTTGAACGCCAGGACCATGGGCAGCTCAAATTGCAGCCACTGTACAAGTGCCGGCTGTATGTAGTCCTCAAGCAGCGCTTGATTTAACGCGCTCACCGTGCTAGCAATGATCTGCGCTTTGATTTGATTGTACAGCGGCGATCCAACAATCGGTTGAATGCGCATCTCCTGAACTTTGATCAGCGTTGGCCGAATCATCGTATAGCTGACGTTCTCGTTGACGATGCTGTTATCAAGCAGCGTTTGTTCGGATATGAATAGTGCCTTGCTCATCTGACTGCAGTTATTGTGTTGCCCTTTCTGATTACGCTGATCTGCTCCCACACGTGGCGGCACTGCGGCGTTCGGATGTCCGCAGGTCCAGGTTGCCGATACCATCCACCCCGGCGCGACCAAACGCTGTACCCCATGATCTGACTGATTTGGTTGATCTCCTCCCGGGTGTACACCTTGCCGGCCGCCGCCATGTCCAGCATAATCTTGCAGAACTCTCGGCTAGTGCCTTTATCTGCATTGCTGAATCCATCGGCCCAGGCATATCGGTAGCGCATCTCGATCACCACATCTTTGGCCGGTGCTGGTTGATTCTCCTTCCGGATGATGTCAATGGTGCGCTCCTCTC